GTGCTTTGTATCGTGATAAGGTTAATAATGGGTATGTGCCTTCTCCAGATTCAAAATATATAGGACCTAAAAATATAAAATGACAAAACATATTTTACAGATTGAAGAACTAGCGGAAGGGGGGGAAAACCCCAAGACTAAAGTGCAAGAGAAACCTGCGTGGGGAATAAAATTCTTTGACGGAGAGGAGAAGATGATGTTCAAATATAAGATGATAGAGTATCTCTCAATGGCATACAGAAAATCTGTCGGTCATTTTGAAAAAAGAACCGTTGTTACAACAAGTGGAAATTCCGTTGTTGTTTGGTTGATCGTTTTTCAAGATGGTCGAAGTGGTGATCTTCTGCCGTCAAAAGATTTTTGCACCAAACTATCTGATGGACACATGCAAAGAAACCAGGAAGATGTAAAACAATTCCAAGCTCCAGAATCCCCTATCTTCACGGAATCCATTACCTCTCCAGAGGATAGAATAAAGGTGGATCAATTCAGGGATCAGGTGAAGGAAGAAGAATACAAAGAGTTAAGAAGAAAAGCTGCAGAGCCACATCCTGAAGCTACAGGATATGCAGATACGAAATAAACTGATGTTGCTGGAAGAACGAGGGACCTAGATGGCCCCTCGTTTGATGTTTATTTAATCTCTATTGTTCTGGCTTTTTTACTGTCAGGAACAATATGCTCCAAAGAAATCTTGAGAAGCCCGTCTTTCAACTCGGCATCCTTGACTTCAATGTCATCCGCAATCGTGAAAGATTTGGAGAAATATTTTTTAGATATTCCCTGATGAATTAAATCATCACTGTCTTTCTTTTCCTCCTTCACGGATTTAATGGTAAGCTGTCCATTAGAAAACTTCACCTCAATATTTTTCTTGTTGTAGCCAGCAAGGGCCATCTCAATATTGTAGGTGTAGTCCCCCGTCTTGCAAATATTGTAATGGGGGTAGGTGGACATTGACCAGTCATCCTCAAACATTTTCTCGAAATGATTGAAGGCTGCATCGAAACCGATGGATCGAGGTCGCAGTTGGTTAAATATAGAAATTGCTTTATTCATTGTAACTCCTTTCAAAGCAAGTTCATTTCCCAATACCCATAATGGCATATTGGCAAAATGGCATAAAAAAAAGGGGAAGCAGATGTTACTCCACTTCCCCTATTTCAATATTTTAATCTTTGTAATTGTCGCACTGGGTATTGATTGAATCCTTCCATATTCTTTTTCTTTTCCATCAATGCTCTTATCCCCAATGAGTGTTAAATACTTATCTGTAGTTTTATGCACCCAGCCTATTGATTCACAGGCAATCGGCTTGTGCTTGTCTACATCTGTTTTTGAGTGCCATCCAGCACCCATTTCAAATATGTCCTCCCACACCACATGGATCATCTTTCCAACGGTGGGAATGGTTTTCATTTTTTTTTCTTTTTTATTTTCTTTCCAGTTCTTTTTGCTTCTGCTTTGGCTTTTTTCATCCCCGCAGCAGTATAGCTGTAATGTTTTTTCCCTACTTTTGGCATTAAGCTCCTCCGCCCATCATTTTAGAAATGACAAACAAAACTACAATAGCGACTATTCCAGCCTTGATCCAGTCTTTCATCTTCCAATCGGACCACTCTTTCAAGTGTGCCCATAAATCTTTAAGTAAGTTCATATAACCTCCTACTGTTTTGGTTGGTCAATATTTACCTTCTTCACTTTTTCGTATGAACGCAAAGCACCCATACCCAGTAACGCCATGACCAAAGGCATTAAAGTTCCCATGTCCAGTTCAGGTAATGGTTTAGTTTCCCAATTAAATGTAGCAATCAGAAACATTAAAAATTGTTTTAATACATATTCCCAAAAGATAGCTAATGCACAACTGAAACCAATGAGAGGCCTCCAGATGCGTTGTATCATTCCTGATACTCCCCCTGCTTTGCTTTGTGCGTCAGCAAGGTTAATATCCATTTGTCTTTTTTTAAGTTCGGCTTCAATTTTAGCTATTGTATTTCTTGCAGCAAGACGCTCCTCATCACTCGTATGAATTTCGTCAATTACTTTTGATACAGCTTGAATTGCTCCACCGCCAAATAATTTTCCTAATCCTAATACCATTAAATGTTCCTCATTATTTCCGCTAATTCATGTGCTCTGTTGGGTACTTGTCTGGCCCATTTACTGTCCAGCATTTCCTTTGATGCTTCAGGATAGTTCTTATCTTCCAGGGCAGCCAGCATTTTCTTGAATCGGCTAGCTCTTGGTCCTCCCAAATTAAAACAAAGGTTAATCAGGCAGGCAAAAGCGTCTGGATGAATACTGTCCTCAACGATGAGTTTGCGTGCATCATTCAGGGCAATATTAAAATCATAGTCGAATGTCTGGTCAAGAACCTTGCGTGGATACACTTTACTGTCGCTCCACTTTTCATTGTCCAGGCATAGATGACCATAGCCAACTGTTCGGTTGCCGAGATGATCACGGTAGACCTTATCCCGATAGCCTTCATGCGTTTTTATGCTGTCTTTAATTTTATCGTAGTTCAATCTGGGTCTGTTCCTTCCCATTTGTCAAAATCATAGTTCCCGCCACCACCGCCAAGGTCCTGATCTATATATATATGCTGTTCGACCTTTGCACCAACCAAACTCTTTACCTTTTCAAGATACACTATGGCATCTCCCAGTTCTTCCTGGACTTCGTTTATCCATTCGACATATCCCTTTTTAGATGTTGCCATCGTATTGCCGTATTTCTTAATGCCTTTATCGGCTCTCCTGGCAATTCGGTCTATGACCTTTTGAACTAAAGGGTCTTTGGTTTTTTTTTTCATATCTTGCCAACCCATCGTCCCTTGTCATTCAGCAGCATGCTGTATAACCGTGGTGATGAATCAATGATGGCAGCACATCCCAAAATGGGACGCTTGAGAAAATTCTTTTGGTAGCGAAAGGCATCAGCCTTCGGATTAATCAGACAGCCCACATTCATCGCAAAGTTTAATGCTGTCGGACTGCTCCAGAACTGGATGCTTAATCCAAGTGTATGATAATGGCCCTGCACAAAACTGCACCCTAGTTCCTTTGAACTTGATAAGGCATTTTGCTTGAAGTTATGGGTGAAATATACTGACTGGCCGTTTGGCATCGTCAGGATGATCTTATCATGCCAGGTCCACTTCGCCTTGACTTCGAGAATGGAATTAATGTTCCTAATCATGGAGCGAGGGATGCCCACCAACTCTGCCTTGCGTAATAATCGCAGGTCATGGTTTCCCCAGCATATCTGCATCTTGGGAAATAACTTCTCTAAAGTCTTAATTTCTTTTTTTGCTTTTTCCAGTTCAAATACTGGTGAATCTATATTGGGATCAGATGGTCTGGAAACTTGAACGCTTCCAAAATCTAAAATATCACCTATTGATATTACATGGTCGGGCTTGACATCCTTCTTGACCTTCTCCAAAAACTCAAAGGCTTGAGGATGCTGAAAGGGCAAGTGAATATCTGAAATTATCAGAATGTTTTTCACTCTCATGTCTTTACTAGATGAAATCGTTTTGTGTCAATCATTTTAGGGGGTCTAATTATACCACTCACATGCTTAAACCTCTTGTACGCTTAAATATGAAGGTTTTTTTTTGAGGCTATACCGTCATTATTGAGTAAACAGCCCGTAACAACAATGCAAGAATCATAAACGAAATCGTCCAAACAATTTTAAAAATCGTATCAATTTTTCCACTTATGTGATGAACATGGTTGTCCAATTTCTGATTAATGAGTTTGAGTTCGCCAGTAATACGAATAATATCTTTTTCATTCTCCGTTATTTTTTCTTCGGCCATCTTATACCCCTAGTCCTATATTATTTTTCTTATCGAGTTCCTTTTTCTTATCGAGTTGACTTTGAAACGCCTCAAACTCAATGCAGTAAGTGTCTATATAAACGGTTCTACCTAATTTTATTTCGAGATCAGCAATATGATTTTCTGTAATTATTTTTTTTTCTTCACATTCCTCTTGGGTAGTAAACCCTCCAAAACCCTTGTAGTGAATAGCTGGGGTGTTGGGATAGGACATGAGTGCTATGAGAAACCATACCTTAATCATCTACCTTTTTAATGTTAATAGCGTTTTCCTTTTCGTTGTGTGATCCGATGTCGAAGGAAATTTCCTGTCCGACTTCCAATGTGCTAATGTTAGCTGCTTCCAGAGCGGACACATGAAGGAAAACATCCTTGCCACTCTCTTGATTTTCTATGAATCCATATCCCTTTTTGGGATTGAACCATTTAATTTTACCTGTTGTCATGTATTAATCTTCTATTATCCTTATAATATGTTTTTTGTTATCCTCTACCCAGATTTCGGTTTCCGCTTTCACGGGCCGACATTCCAGACGAGGGCCGTCAATACCAGAGCTTCTCTCTGATAATCGTTTTGCCTTCAGACAATCTCCTAGACTGTCATACGGGACATGTTCCTTTAAATCTATTCCGATGAACATAAGTAATGCTATGATTGTTTCAACCACCGTTGGCCTCACGCAACTTGTCTTTTAATTTTTCTATATTTTCTCTGGCTTCCTTCATATCTTCCTGAAGCCTTGTAATGTTAACGGCATTGTGCATCATGGCATCGAGTTGTATTTGCATCTTCTCCATTTGTCCTGCCATATATTCAATGAGCATGAACTGTTCTGAATCTGCTGGTAAACTTCCCATGGTGCCTCTGGGCCATCCAATTCTAAATTCTGTATTTTTTATGAGGTCGGCTTCCATAAGTATGTTTCTCGTCTCAACATTGTTAAGCCTTTCTTGTATTCCGAAATAGGCCCAAACTCCAACTCCGACTGCTGTGAGT